CAGCTTTCAGGTCTTGCATCGCCTGCCGTTCCTGTAAATCCCTATTACGTTGGGTCAGGCGCTCAATAGTAGCTTCGTACTCTTTCTCTTTCGCCGCGTAGGTTTCGTGAACTTTCCGCAATTCGTCACGCTCATCCGCCGTCAACTTACGCCCCAAAGCCACCCGCTTCCTCGTTTCCAAGTTAGCCAATGACATATCATCGCGTATCATCATTTTACGGGCATTTAAGCCTGCTGACGTCTTTGAGCCAACCTTGCGTGACACTTCCTCGATTTTCTGTAAATTATCGCTTGCAGCGTCTAATTTAGCTTCCAATTCGGTCGTATCGTGTCCGGCATCCTGTGCCTTTACAATTTCCTCATTGGCGCGGTCGTATCGGTTCTTTGCCTCTGCAAGCGTGTGCGTAATTAAAGCCACTTCGGTATCATCTACCGCCCGTGGCTTGTCATGCAATTCATCCACCAATTCTTTGCCCGCGTCGGGGTTCTCGTCAAGGCGTTTCATCGCCCCATCCCAAACTGTACCGAAATCCTTACGGGCTTCGGACATAATGGGAGTCAGGCCGCGCTTCTCTCTGTCGGAGTCTATTTTGGCGTTTTTGATGGATGTTTCTTTGGCTTCTTCCCCTTCCCCGCTACGTTCAGGGCTATTGCCACCGCCTGCTTTTGTGGCTTCCCCGCTGATATTTCCGTCTTGATGTTGGTCGATATTGTTTTGCGGCTCGACCCTTTCTGTAGTGGCATCGCTTACTTCTTTTTGCCCATTTTCTTCATTACCGGCTTGGCTTTGGCGATTACTTTCTTCATCCCCTTTTTGTCCGCTTTCTTGTCCTGTTTGCTGTTCTCGTATTTCATTTTTTTGTTGTTTTGATGTACGTTCTAAATTTTCCAAATCATATCGTGACGGGCTAATCTCCTCACGAGCGCCGTCTGTGGTCTTATAAAACTTTCCGGCTTCTTCGTCTTTGCTGTATGTGGTGCGCTTGCCTGTTACGAGCTGCCGTATCTTGTCATTAGCTTGGTCAATCTTATCAGTTAAATATTGCTCATGAGAAGATGCTGTTTCCTGTAAAGACGGGTCAAGTTGGCTGCGTTGTGATTGCAACTCATCCAAATCCTTCTGCAAGTCATTCCTGTCCAATACCAATCCAACTGCCTTTTCTTTCTTTGGAGTCGCCATGTCCGGTGGAAGTGACTTCACCGCGCCTGCTATTTTATCTACATGGTCTTTAGTTGCCTGAACTTCTTCCGGCGTCCAACCTTGCTGCTGCCCGTGCTGTTCAAGTGACGCTTTGACCTGTTCCGCATCAGTAGGGTTGTCCATCAGATGTTCAATGACCGAGTTTTTATACGAACTCAGTGGCGTGAGTTTAGTCAGTTCACGCGCTGCTGGAATAGCGACAAACAGAGGTGCATCCTGTGTCACCATTTTGTACTCATTAGCTGCTAAGTCTCCGGCAGTTTCATTAAAAACGGGCTTATCATTAATGGCGTCTACGGCCTTATGCAACGCGAAATTTCCTACGTTGAGTTTAGTTAATGATGAAACGGTATTGTTGTAATGCGATAGTGCTTCAAGTGGAGCGCGTTTTAACTTATCAGTAAAAGTATTCGCACCCTTTTCTAAAAGTGACTTGAACTCTGTGGATGACAAGTCTTTTCCTGCTGACTCTTTTAGCGCATCTAAAGCAATCCCTGTCGCTACTTTGCCCTTTAGCGCAGATGGCAACTTTCCGAATATTTTAAGGTCTGACAGGGCTAAGTTCACTACCCCTGTACCTTGTATCAATGCCTCTTTTGCAATAGGGTTATCTATTTCGAGTTTATCAGCCAAATCTTTGCCCTGACCAACGCCTTGCAGAAACATTAAGGCTTCCGGTGCTTTGGTGGCTTCGCCTCCCACTATAGAAGGCGCGAACTCAGCCGCCATACCTGCCGCCGATAATACTTTGTTATTTTCGGCTTGCGCAATGTCGTTCTTGGTTTGCCCTAAGTTGGCTGCTTCGGATAGCTTGCCCATAACAATATCATTACCAATATCTGCTGCGGGAGAGCCCATAGCTTTATTCCATTCATGTGTTGCACCTTTGATAACATCCACTGTTCCACCCAATGCTTTACTTGTAAGGTATTTTGTAGCGCCTACAACTTTTCCAACTGGCGTATCCATGAATTTATAATGCGCTATTTCTTCGTCAGATGGTTGTCGCAAACTATCGGATGGCCTAGTGTTGGCTACTTGACTTATTTTTTGCCACGTTTCTTTTGTTTGGGGGTCAAGTTTGGCATAATCGCCCTGTAATTGTTTATTGGCTTTATCTGTAACAGCCTGCCTATTCGCTTCCTGTTGTTTTTTTTGACTATCGATATATTCCTGTGTATACGGGACATTTGACGGCTCAGTAAGCGTCTGGAAAGTTGGGATAGTCCCTAAGCCACTTGGCAATGAGGGTGAGATAGATTTTGAAACGTTGGTATCTACTTTTTTTTTTACGATATACTTATCCCAATCATCACCGCTTGTCTGCTGAGGTGTTGAAACTTTATATTTATCCCATTCATTATCGCTTGGCGTCATTAGTCTATCCGTTTAGCTTTTGGCTTTGCCTTTAAAAATTGATTTACTTTATCCGATGGTATGTCATAAATCTGCCCATCAACATTGTATTTTATAGAACCTGAATGTTGCCCATAAACAGGCGTCTTATTCAAACCACTCAAAGCTGTACGTACATCTTTTTGATTGGCGACGTTCTTTGGAAAGTCACTATAGTCTACTAAATAATGATGTTCTGTATCCCCTTCGAATTGCGGTTTTTGTTGAACAAGTACCATTCTTTTATGCGTATAAGTTCCCGGTGCTTTTTGCTCAAATGCCGATGGAACTACATTTCCTGCGCCGTTTCTGTCTGAATTATATATAGGAGCATCTCCTACGGCCACTACGGAATAATCGTCCGATGGTTGAAGTGCTTTTACACGCTGCCCGGTAGCTAAATCAACCGCTGGCGCACCACCAAAGTTCTTGCTTGGCAAAGATACACCGACGAAATTTTTCATGTTAAAATCTCTATTCCCACCTGCATATGTGATATTTTTCATTGCCTCCGGCTGCGCTACTTGCCCCCCATCAGCATGTTCCAATTTCCACAATTGATGCTCATAGAACTTGTCAGGTGCATAATTCGGCTTAAACTCAGGCTTGGTTTTTTCATTAACCGCAGTCTGCAACTGCCCGTTAGCGCCAACTGTTAAGTCACCTCTATCAATAGCGTTTTGCCGCAATCTCAACATCATGGTTTCTTGTGGCGTACTGCCGTTTATATCAGCGTATCTTTTATCAATCGACGCCCGTATGTAAGGCGAAATAGTATACATGTGAGCATGTGTAGCCAATAAATCTTCGGGTTCTACCTGCCGTTCATTATGCACTACAACGCCTGTTTTATTTCCCTGCCTGTCTTTTCCCTGTGACTGTATCGGATTGCTCCACTCTTGCTGTTTAAGTAACTCCTTATTAGCTTTATCGAAGCCATCATCTACCTTAGTGTGATCCACATACCTTTCTAACCTATTGTAGTCATTTCCCGGTATAAAATCGGAATGAGACATAGGCGACTGCATAGATTTTATAATTTGCCCGTGTGCCTCGTCGCTAAACATGTGTGGATTTTGAAGCAACATGTTGGATACACCATGCTCATTAGCCGCTTCTTTTTTACTTTCATAAATGAAGTTATTTAACGCATTGTATTTCTGCTGTGCATTTGCCAATTGGTCTAAACGCTGACGTGAGTTAGCCGGCAGTTGGTTTGCATTCATTTGAGATTGCTTCCAATCATTGTACTTATTGATATAATCTTGCCTGTCAGCATCGCGTATAGCTTCGGGATTAAGTTTAGACGCCTGATTTATTAAATCCTGATCTTTCTTAGCCTGCTCCGCTTTTTTTTGCGCCAACACGTTCCCAAACTGTTGTATAGCGTAGTTTGGGTCGAACGTTGATGCTTCGCCGATACCTTGCCCGATCAAAAGATGATTTCCTGCCATTATTGAGGGAAGTAAGGATTTTTATATTTCCAGTTTTGCCCCGTATCCCAATTAGTGCCGTAAGGGACAGATGGTTGATTCTGATACCCCAATCCCGGACTGTTCCAATATTGTTGCGGTATCTGTAAATCCGTTGATGTCGCAGATGTGCCAGTGCCGCCAGTACTTCTCGCTCCGTGCATAGCTAAACCACCAGCTAATCCAGACGCGCCATTTGCCGCATTTTGGAAATCTGTATTTGCAGCCCCTTCTAAAGCTTGCGCCCTGTTAAAGTTTTCAGAATATTTATCAAACTGATTGTACTGCTGCGCCTGCAATTTCTGATTTGCTATATCTTTGTTAGCCTGCATAACGCCTCGTGTCCCTTGTTGCCTCGCCAAAGCATCCTGCGCATTTAGTTGCCCAATCGAGTTATTGCCTGCACGAACTATCTGCGCTAAACCTGCTCCAGGATTGGCGGAGTTCCCTAAAGCCGACACTGCTCCCGCTTGATTGGAACGTATCGCGTCTGCCTGATTATTATACGCCTGCTGAGGCATACCTATCTGAGCCATTTGCTTCGCTAATTGCAAATTCTGTTTATACTCATCCGGTATTTGATAAGTAGGGCGCTGATTTGACTCGCGGATTTTTTTGGCTTCTGATGAAGCCTTTTCACCTTTGTACACGGAGTAGCCTAGCGAAGCAACTCCGACTCCAACGCTAACAGCAACGAATGTCATTCTATAACCCTTTCTTCAATTAAATCCTGTTCAATTCTCATTAATAATGCCTCTTTCTTGGCTTTTGACCAATTATTTTCATTTCCTGTGATATACGGTAATAAATGAACGGTCATCCATCTACAGTCCTCAACAATATGAAGTACCCGTCTCGTTCCCGCAGGCGTCATATCTATGTATGGTGCTTCTATCAGTCCTAAAAAATCATCCGCCTTATTATAAACAGCAACTTTCCCTTCGGTAACAATGAATGGGTGTTGAGTTTTGTGAATCTTGCTTATTATAACCGTTTCCACTTCTTCACCTTTGGAATTGACCGTCACTGCTGGCATAAAAATCTGTCGTACATAAACCCCTTTTAAAAAAACGTGCTTCAAAGGGCAATCTACAGGTTCAAATTGTGTCAGCGCCACTTGGAACAAGTCAAGTTCTTCATCTCTGCTGAGGGTTAGTTGTTCCATAGGGGTAAATATAAGTAATTATCGCGAACCAATTGGAGAGTGCCGGGACACCACATTTATCGTATACAACAACAAACTTTCAGCCCCCGTACTTATCAACTCAATAACCATATAGTTACCCCTCAATACATCGCCATCCAATAAGCCTGTATTAGCATCACGTAAAAAATTAGCTGCATAGACTCCCTCTAATGCCTGCACAT